AATCGGCATTGCCGCAGTGTGCGAAGCACTGTGGACGTTTATCTGTGAGTGGTTTGACGCACTCACAGAAAACGCACTCGTATCCATCACCCAATGGATAGTCATCCCATTATTAACTTTTCTACTCTTTGTGTGTATATTTGGATTCCCAATCCTCATATATGTATTGTATAAGTTTAGAATGTTCAAGAATATCTCAATTTACTGGAGTGTTTTCACTCTTATTTGGAAAGGATTTTCTTGGGATAATGCTTGGCTCCACACACACATTCAACTTGATAAACAAGACATGGCTGAACGTCGTCGTTTATTACAGACTGAAACAAATTTTTATGTCTTAGATCATGAAATTTTGGGTCACTGTAATAATACTGAACGCCGCACAGAGGAAGTCGCGACTTGTGTTCAACTTGAAGGTACAAATCCACCCCAGTACGCGAAAAATTATTATGGTGTTCTCGCTCCTGTTTGGAGACAAACGTACGAGTTCATTATGAAGTTTCGTGGACAAAACAAAAACCTCACCTCTGAGGTGTTGAAAATTATGTATTATGAGGCCTACAAATTTGTTGGAAGCCAATTCATAACTTTTGAACAACAAAAATATGCTGTCCGTAAAGCACTATTGGAAGTACTCATCAATGAAGATGACACGCACGAGATTAATGCGCTCTTCGAGTATCTTATCCAAAAACCTAAATTATGAGTAAAAGCATACTTAACAGAGTATGAGGAGAAAACCAGATGTACCGATCGCGGCATTCTGGAGATTATTGACAAATGTCAAAAATTATCACGCGGTCAATCACACAGAATATTGGATACCGACTTTGGGGTAGCCAATAGACAACTAAACATACGTGTGAAACCTATGGAACACCAGTTTAAACTTAAGCCGTTGCCTAAGTACTGCTCTATTCCTAGTTTCATGCCATACACTCAAGTTATCTGTGCTGACACACTTTCAAATTTCTTAGCTGGCATCATTCGGAGACAATACCTCCATAAGAATGAAACCACAAGTGTGTTGGAAAACCTCCCTCGCTTTAATGCACCTTACAATCTGACGAACTTAATGAGTTCATATCAGAATCGTGTGGTTATATTTTCACAAAAATGTCTTGCGGCTGCTAATCAACATCTTCCAATTTCAGAAGTTGAGTATATATTATCCTTGCCCAAGCACAAACAGAAATTGTACTTTTCTAAGCTCGAAACCTCTCAGAGGAGAGCTATGAATGACAGGCAAGTTAAGAAAGTACAGGCGCATATAAAAGCGGAAAAGAAAGCGGCAAAGGAAGACTTTATAGCACGAGTCTTCGGTGCTTTCTCTGTGGAGGACAATATCAGGTTGGGGAGATTCCTAAAACCATTGGAACACGCTATTTTTGAAGGTATAAACAAAACATTTCAAGAACTCACTCAAGGACATCCGGTTACCGTGATGAAAGGGTTGAATTCTTTGGAGAAAGCTTTGATTATGTACACAAAATGGTCTAGTTTCAGCAAACCAGTTGCAATCGAGTTGGATTGCACACATTTCGATAAACATATCAACTACACATTGTTGCAGTATGAGTTTGGCGTTTATCTCAAGCATTACAAAGGTAAGGATAGAGATGAATTGTTTGATTTACTCAGGCATCAATTGAATGTAGATTGGGATGTTTTCACTAGAGATGGGTTTCGCGTGGCTTATAAGACGTCGGGTGGACGCGTCTCGGGATCTGTAAATACGGCACTGGGAAACATCGTTGTAATGACAATGTGTTTCCATTTGTATGGGAAACGACTTCATGACCGTGACATAAAGTTTGAATATGTCAATGAAGGTGATGATTGTTTCTTCATAATCGAACAGGGTGATTATGACCGTATACCAGATATTGTAACATTTTTCCTCCAATTCGGATTGCAAGTACGCATCGAAAATGTAGTGACGTCGTTTAACAAGATTCAGTTCTGTCAAACTTCTCCGATCTGCATTGATGGCGTCTGGCGCTTGATCCGAATGCCAAAAGCTGTCTTCTTCAAGGACCTCACTCAGTTGTACTGGAAAGGGGTTCCTACATTTCACAAATGGTTAAATGAAGTTGGCATTGGAGGTGCTATTCTCAATCGCAAAGTTCCTGTTTTACAAAATTTATATCGTAGGATGAGGAATGATGTCGGTGCAAAGGTCAAGTTTGCTCCATCCTTGGAAAATGAAATGTTCCATAGTGGATTGAAAGTGTTGACAAGGGGCATGGTAGATGATAGTTTCTGTCCATGTTCTCCGGAAGATCGTTATCAGTTCTATTTGACTACGGGTATCCACCCAGATGTACAAATTGAGTTGGAGCAGATAATTGATAATTTGCCGCAAGGTTTCATCGGGCCCGGTGAAATTGATTCGTTGGTAAATACCTTCCCCTCTACTTTTTCCACCTTACTAAATGACCAAAGTAAGTAAATCTACTAAATCTGCACCAAACAAACAACCTATAACCAAGGTTCCAAAACAAAAGAAGACCGTTTCATCGAACGGAAACAACAAATTAAGTAAAAGTGTCTCTGATCTCATTGGATTAGGCGCCGACGTGTTGCTACCGGGGGCTGGCTCCATAGCACGATCTGTCTCTGAGAAAGCTATGGATGCATTCTCGAGAATCACTGGGTTCGGTGATTATCAGATCAATGAGAATTCTCTCATTGCACATCCGAATGAAGAGGCTCCAAAGCCTGTCTTCGGTCATGGCGGCCAACGTGAAAAAGGCACTGAATTTGTTGGTTTTCTCAAAACTCCCGCTACTGATGTATGGACTTTGAGTGAACATTATTTGATGAACCCTTCTAATCCAAAATTGTTTCCCAGACTCTCGCAAATTGCTGCTCTCTACCAACAATGGTGTCCTCATGGACTCATATTGAGGTTTGAGTCCACATGTTCTGAGTCTGTTTCGACAACAACAACAAGCATGTCTATTCCTTCATTGATCGCTAGTACTAACTATGATGTCAATGCTGAGAGACCTATAAATGCAAAACAACAACTCAATCAATATTTTGCTACCTCTTCCAGAGTAAACAAAGACTCTATGCATCCCATCGAATGTGATCCTAAACAACGTCCAACTGAAATTCTATATACATGGAACAACGGTCAAGGGACAAAGGATCAGAATTTGAGTAATCTCGGAGATGTTGTGATCGCGTTTCAAGGTGGTCAATCAACAAACCAAGTGGCATTTACTGCATACAAGGTTTATGTTGAGTTTGATATTGAGTTCCTCAAACCACGTGTCAAATCTGGCCCTGAATTTGAGGATTTCTACAAATTAACCGTTCCTTCAACAGGTCTCCCATTTGGATCAGCCTTCGTCATGGATGATATTTCAACAGAGTACAATTTTCCACAAATTCCATACACTGTATCAGGAAATACCATCGTATTCGATCCCAATTATGATGGTGATGTACTTGTCGATATGATGGTGAACTACACCGCGGGAACTGTGTCTGCTTTAGATTTTACGTTGACTGGCGGAGCCACTGCGTTACTCTATTTCATGGATGACACAGACTCGAAAGTTCAAAATTTGACAGAAACCAGCATTTATTCTTGGTGTATACAAGCAATTCGAATCTCCGGTGGAGGTACAATTACTGTGTCAAACATTACGGCAACAGCTTGGAATCATGGATCTCTAGTTATATCTAGTTTGTGATTTTGAGAAAATAAATTATAAAATGTAAATATTCAAACAAAAACTCGCGGTTGGGCTGTTGTTGCGCCGTGGTAAAGCCCGCAACAGACAACTAAAACGAGCCTATCACTTTTGTGATTCCTGTCAGCATAGGAGACAGATTGCCAAAAATACCTTAGGTGTG